CTGACGGCGCTTGAACCGTCGTACTATTGGTTAACCTGCAACCATACGCCGAACCCTGCAATACATTATTCTTAAAAATGGTGGTTAGCCCATTCTGTCCCGCAGAACCAGAAAAATTAGTGGCGGCGTTTAACGCCCCGCCGCCAAGATCGTTCGCAATGGTGGTAACATTGCGAACAGTGCCACCATCCCCAAGACGGCCAATTCCGCGGTTGTCCACCGGCACAGACAGAGGGCCAAGATAAGCAGTAGCCCAGCGACTAAAGTCATAATTGGCGAGGTAGTAAATTCCCCCAATTACGTTAATGCCTTCTCCGGCAAAGGCCAAGGAATACGGTATGCGAATATTCGACCCACGGGGATCGAACACAGCTTCGCCGTAAGAGGTCCGCATATTGAATGTGCGACCAGATGCCGTGCTGGCAGTGCCGCTATCCGAGCCAATACGGTAAGCCTCAGCGGCCCCTCCCAACGTAGGAACGTCATAAGTACCAGCTACAAGTCGCGCAGCGTTGTAATCAGAAGCAGACGTAAACGTACCAGCGAAATTAACGACATCCCCCGCCGCTGTCTTGGTACCTACGTTTGTGGTTAAGTCAAGCAGACCATTGATAGCATTGGCATAGCTAGACCCATCACTAGAACCATACCCGCTTGCGGTATAGGGCCGCACCCAACGATCAGCCATTTTGAACAGTCCCTGTTTCAATGAGAACGTAGAGGCCCCCGGCACCAACAACTGTTGCGTACACGCCAACGGTCGTAATTTGCCCGATTTGGATAGTCTGCCCGGCTGTCATTGTGACGGTTTCCTGTAACACAGTTCCAGAAGCCGCAGTATTATCCCACAGTTTGACTGACGTGCTGGGGATTATGCACCGCAGCCTGTAAATTCCGCTGGGAAGATTCTTCAGCAACGTCGAGGCAGAAAAGTAAAGGCCAAGCCCACCGTTGAACCGGCGACTTGCCCCGAATTGGGAGAACATTCCAACGGCAGTCATATCAAACCCCCGTATCTACAAGAGTCCAAGTGCCGCTAGTAACCGTGGCATACACGCCGATAGTCGTAATTTGCCCGATTTCTAGGGTATTCCCGGCAACCAGTGCAACCGTGTCTACCAAGACATTGCCCGTAGCACCGATAGCGTCCCACAATTTGATTGTTCCGCTAACTTGGCAGCGCAACCGAAACACCCCCGTGGGTGTGGACCGTATCTGCGCAGTGGCAGAGAAAGTGACACCCTGCCCACCGTCAAAAGTTCGGACAGCGTTGTAGGTCGGTAGATCAGCGTCAGTGCTATCGTCTACAATGTCACCGCCAGACTTCTGCGTTTTGACTAAAATTTCCATGTCAGTTTCCGCTGAAATAAGCGATGTTCAAAACAGCCCCGGGCACTTGTTCGATAAACTTCAGCCTTGTCAGGGAAGAAGCGGCATATTGCAATTCGGAACCAACTTCCAAAGGGTAGCCGATAGCCGCAGTCGGGTCAGTCCCATCATCCCTCCAGCGAACGGCCTGGGTTTGCGGAGTAATAAGCGCAAACGCAGTCCCCGCAGGGATCGTCAAAGCCGTAGCTGTGACCAGAGAAGTAATTTGCTGATAACCGAGAGCAGAGGCAGACATATAAAACCTTTCAGATAAAAACAGAACAAATCCAAACTTCACCGGAATTGCCGGTGAAGTTATTACAGGATAAATCACGGCTTCCACATGCCATGAGCGATGGCGTATTCTTTGAACATAAGCAAGGCTCCGCCAACAACGGAAGTCAGCAAAACCCAAATCACGCCAACGGTTGTAGATGAAATAATTTTCTCCCGGAATTGTTCCTGCCGGGCTTCGCGCTTAATCGCAAGCCGCACCCATTCACGTTCTTCTTGAGAAAAAAAATTGTTCGACCGAACCGCTTCTTCCACAGCTTCGGCAACGGCACCTTTTACCAGAGTAAACACATATTCTTCACCGCGTTCTTCGGTGGTAAAAACCCTTTGAGTGTCGTTCATACGGCTAGGTAAGTGTAATATTAGCAACGCGGGTGATCCCATCCGAACCACGAACACTAATCCGCAAGTTGGTGTTCGTGGTTAGATTGAAGACCATATCGTTATTAGTAGCCAAGGTCGGCGGCGTCGCTGTAGTAGATACAATAGTATTTCCTCCAGCATCCAAACTAACCCGCGCAACGCCGCCTGTCACTAGCTGCATTTCATCGGCATTATTTCTCCACAAACCTGTATTTGTGTCTGAGGCAAAAGCGAAACCTGGGGCCGCAAGAGTTCCAGAAGCAGCGAGTAAAGTTTGTCCATAGACAAGGTATTCCCCAGTTACTGTGGCATTGCTTGCCCCGGTGTGCTTAAACCCACTCATAGGCAAATTGCCCGTGGCGGAGTTCTGCCCGTCTTTAGCCAGAGCATTATTCAGCCCGGTACTGATGTCGTTAAGGGTTCCATTGTACCGCGTAGAATCCACCAAATTCCCCGGGGCTTCGGGGAAGTACAAAGCGGGGAGGGAGTAAACCCCTGAGCCGTTCCAGGACATATCAGTTTCCTTCTTGCTGCATAGCAGGGTTTAGTGCGCTGGCCATAGTCAACCGACGACGAATTTCTGGATCAAACATCGCTCGCTCCCGCAAAGCTTGGAGATTTTCCGGGGAAGGGTCCGTTAGCAATTTTGAAATTTCACGATAGTAGTTCTCCCTGTCTCCCTTGTTGGCAAGGAAATCCAAAAACCTACGAACCCGAATCAGCGCACTGATTGATGCAATTGGCGCATCTCCAGTTGTTCCAGGCGGACGCTTGTAATTCCCCGCCATCAAATCAGCTTGTGCCAAAGGCCGCAAAGCCTGCTGCGGGTCGATCCCGCCTGCGTCGATGAGGGCTTGCAGATTTTGGTCTTGCTGCGATCCCGGCATGCCACGAACAGATTGCCCGGGGTTTAGCGAGCCTTTTTCAGTCTTCGCGCGAATTAGGGCCTGAGCAATCTGCAACGGGTCCACAGTAGGCCCGCCAGTGAGATTGGGGTTTTGCAGCATTCTAGCTGCCCCGGCCACATCATCAGCCGTTTGCCCTGTTAAGAAATTATTAAGCACAGCCTTCGGGGCTGGCTTGGGAATGTTCGGATTTACCGCAGAAGCGCCAATAATCCCCTCTTTCAACGGCCCCCCGACTTGTTGATGGAAAGCTTGAAAATCCCCCATACCTTCACGAAAAGCCGGGGAACGCTGGGCAAGGGCTTGCTCGGCCTCACGAATGGCGGCGGCAAGGTCGTTGGAATTGATTTTCCGGCCAGATGAACCCGCTTCTCCGACGGGGCGATCTTTCAAGCCTTTCAGGCTCAGAGACAAATCCTGAACGCTGGTTAGAAAACTATTCCCTCCCTGCGCCAAAAGTTGATCCGCAACTTCTCGGTAGGCGTCGGCAAGCTCCGTGCGCCTTGTGGAGGAAGCAAGCCCTTGCAAATAGCGGTAGATTTCCGCTGTTTGCCCTGGGCGAATGTTTTGTCCAAGAAGGCGATTTCCCAGCGTGTCGGAAGCCGTGCGACCAACCAAATTTCGGGCACCAGTAGCAGCTTCGGCAACAGCGTTTGCAGTCTGCGCAGGGCTAGTCCGCGGGCCAAGGCGATCAGCGGTTAAAGTGCCGAGGTCTTGCATTTCCTGATCACGGCCAACTAAGCGGGAAGCTAATTGACCGCCACCAGCACCCGCCGCGGTTTCCTCGGCCAGGGCTTTAATCGGGTTCCGTCCGGGAAAAGCCTCAGCCATTGTCCCGGTTTGCGTGTCCGCCAGCAGCCGACGATTTTCCCAAGCCTTCAGCCAATCAGCGGGAGGTGTAGTTTTTAGCGCGTCACGAATGCGCGCGTCAGAAGCATTTTGCCTAGGGCCAAAAGCATAGGCCGCACCACCCCCGACCAGCATTCCCGCAAGAGTTGAAGCAATGTCAGTAACTTGCTCAGGAACCCCGGCATTATTCCCGGCTCGCTGGGTCAAATCCGCAGCGACATTTCCAATCCCGCCAGAAACCAAGGCGGCTTTTGGGGCTTGCATGGCAAAACCCGGGCCAAGGGCTAAAGCCCCGCCGGCACCTTCAATAAAACTCCGCTCCATTTGTCTGGAAAACGGATCGCCCTCGGGAGTTGGGATAAGTTTTTCCGCAAGGGCAAGGTTCCCAGTGCCGGAAATAGCCGGGCCGAGATTCAGCAAGGCTTGCAGCACGGGATTGTTTGGGGTAACTTTCTTTGCAAGTTCCGTCGCCCCGCCATAGGCTTTTAAGGCGCCACGGCCCAAATCTGCAAAACGTGAGCCAGTTGCCTTAGCCCCGGAAACAAGCGAATCTACCCCCCGACCAACAAAAGTTCCGAAGGATTCATTCGCGGAAGAATTGGCGGGAGGGGCCTTGTAATTCTTCTCTGCAAAAGCCTGAACCTCAGCCTCGGTCGCATTGTCCGGGGCCGTGATTTCAAACTTCTCGCCCTCTGGCGAAGTGACGATGTATTTAGCCATTACGGGAGGCGTTTAACAGACCAGCCCTGTTTTCCAGCCGGCTTTGCCGAAGTCGGAAAAGCTCCACCAAGTTCAATTTTTGGGTTCTCGCCAAAAAATCCCGGGGGAGCCCCCGCCAACTTAGAAGTATCATAGCCAATGTTTTTCAATTGCTTCGCCATTTCAAGCTGGAACAATTGCGGCCCGTAGAGTTGCATCGGAGCTTCCCGGCCAATTCGCTGTCCGGCATAAAGACTGCGCAATGCGTCTTGGTGCTCTGGGCTTTTCAGCGAATCTGGGAGCCTCTCCTGCACATCCATGAACCCGTGGAAATCGTGCATAGCCTTGAAAGCGTGCGCAGAGTTCCAAGCCAAAGCACGAGAAAGCGCCGAGGGGTCGGTATTGATCGAGCCGAGAATCTGCTCCAAGGTGCCGATGTCGGCTTTAGTGACAGGCGCAAGCTTGCGAGCGTTGGCAAGAATGGCATCTCCCAAGGCCATTTTCAAAGCTGCGGTGTCGGTGAGATTTTTCGCATCACCCCCGAAGAATTGCACGGCTTGGCGAATGTACTGATTTAGCTGCTCCCCGCCGCCGGCCTGAGCGCCATTTTCCAGCGCGGTGATAGCTTTTTGCCCTGAAGAATAAGTTTCCTTGGCAAGGTCAAAGGCTTCTTTCTTGGCTTTTAGCTCGGCAGTGTTCTCTGCCAGAATCCCGGCATTTAGCTGCCCGGGAAGGCGCATGTCGATGGTATTAGTGCTAGGCCGTGCGAAAACTCTAACATCGCGCTTGTTGTTCGGACCTTCGTTAATCAAGTAAGTTTCCGGCCCCGCTTGCCCCGTGGTAATCGGAGGCAAGGCAGGCTGCGTGTAGTTTTGAGGAATAATCCCCGAAGCAATTGCCCTGCCGCCGCCCTGAGCGTCAACCGGCCCGATAGCGGTGGCAAAATCCTTGACTCGATCTTGCTCGCGCTTTTGCTGCTCGATGCCAAACTTCTGGACACCCGGGCGGCGCGAAACCATAGCTGCGGCGATAGCAGCAGACTTATCGGGATTGGCGACAAAGTTTTGGTACTCCTGTTGCCGCTCCCTGTCGTTTTGCATGCGCAGGGCTTCGTTTTCGGCTCCGTAGCCTTGAACTTGTGCGCCAGCGGTTAGGCCGGAAAGGGCCTGGGCCAAAGCCCCAAGCCCGCCCTGCTTCACGGCAATGGGAACCCCAGTCCCGCCAGGGACAAACTGCGTTTGCTGCCCTTGGGTAAATTGCTGGAGCATAGCTTCCGCCATTGCCCGACGCCGAGCGTTCTCGCTAAGTTGCGCCAAATACTCCGGGGGCATATCCCCGCCAATGGCAAGGGACGGGTCATTTGCGCTCATGGCTTAGTCCCCATTCCGGTGAAAAGGTTGTACTTGCCATTCAACATCGTGCCAGCGAGGCCGAAAAGGTTGTTTGTAGTGGCTTGGTTTTGTGCCACACCCGCATTGTACTGGCCGAGGCCCGCATTATAACCTTGGGTCGCAGTCCCAACAACGTCCGGCGCTTGTTGCTGCGGGGTGGAATATTGCGCGTTCCACTGCGGCGTGGAAACTTGCGAGCCGGTGCGGAAGGCATTGAGTTCATTAAGCGGCTGGTTGCGAAGCGCCAGCATTTCGGCAAGAGTCTGTCCCCGCGCCTGGTTTCCAAACTTGGCAGTTTCCAAACCCGTGGTAAACCCCTGCGTCGTGGCAAAATCCCGGGCCGAGCCATAGGCACGATTCTTCGTGTCCATGAAATTCTGCATGGCTTGGTTGTAAGCCGGGGTGCCGGGGACAAAACCTTGCTGCCCGAGGCGGGATTCGAGGGAGGTTTGATCCTGCGCAATTTGCGGGTCGAGATACCGAGTGCCCTGGCGATAATACGCGTCCGCAACCGTCTGGTTGTAGTTCGGCATCCCGTTGGAATCAACGGTGCCATAGTTCATCCCGGGAACCCCGGCCATGCTCAAAGGCTGGCTTAGGGCATTATCCGCACTGCCTAGCAAATCCCCGCTGATGTTTTGCTGCTGGTCGTAGAGGCCCTGCTGGGTGGGGTTTAGGCTGGTAGAAAGTGTCCACCGGCCATCGGGACCTTTTGCCCAAGTCTGCGAGCCGTCGGGGCCGATTTGATTAACCCGCGCATCGGAAATTTGCTTGTCATACAGCGCATTTTGGGCGTCGGTTTGCTGTTTTAGCAGGGCAGCATAATCGGGCGCAGCAGGAAGCGCTGGACCCCCTACAGCAGAATTTACTAGCCCAGCCCCAGCGGCCAGGGCCGGGCCATAATCTTTTAGCGCCGAGCCGACAGAACCCAGACCGGCTAAAAGGCCAGGAGCGACGGCCGGAGCCGCAGCAGAAAGGCCAGCCCCAGCTAGAGAAGTAGCGGCAGGAATTGCAGAAGCCCCGGCCAAAGAATAAAGCCCACCCCCAGTCGCAGCGGGCGCCCCCGCAGCAGCAGCCCCAGGAACCCCTGCACCCATAAACCCGGACCCGCTAGAAATTGCACCAGAGCCTAGAGCCGTAGTTTCGACTGCGCCGGGAGCAACGGGGAAGCTTGTTGCCCCGAGGCCGGTGCCCAGCCCAGCCCCGCTGGAAAATATACTCGTCCCAGGAAACCCCGCGCCAGGACCCAAAAGCCCAGCCGCTCCAGCCAAACCCGCAGCGCCAACCACTGCGGGGATTAGGCTCATTGCCTGCCCAAAGCGCCCTTTGAAAGACTTTTTATCCTCCTCCCGGGCAGCTTGATAAGACTGCCAGAATTCCGCCTGCTGCTCAGGGGAGAGGGATTGCAAATATTCCGCGGCATAATCTTTTTCCGGGGACGCAATAGACCCTTGCAAATCCAAAGGAAGCCCTGCAACCTGCTGTTGCCAAGCCTGCCATTCCGGGTCAGCGGCTTGCTTTTGCAGCGTGTATTGCTGAATCGCCCGGTTGTAATCTTGAAAGGTCGGCACTGAGAATCCTTAAAAGCAAAAAGCCACAAAACGGGAAGCTTTTTCAAGCTCCGAAGTGTGGCTTCGGGGAGGAGTTTAGGGGAAAGGTGAGGCTAGAACAAGGAAAGAACTTGCACTGATTTAGTAGCCCATTCCCTTGCCAATTAACAGTTTTGCCTCGGCCCCGAGGTAGCGAATGGTGGAGACTTTTGAAGTGACTTGGATATAGACTGCTTTCCAGCTTTTTGGCAGGTCGGCAGGCGCCCGCCAGTCTTGCAGGACAGAATCCGATGAGCCCCAATAAGACAAGCCAAAAATCCCGGTGCCCCAGACTGAATACGGAGCCGAGCTAGCTGGGGGGATGAGCGCGCCCCCTGGATTTGTTTCAAAGTCATTCGCCATCGCCAGGACATAGGAGAACGGGGCTTGTGGTTGAAAAAAGGGCCGCATAGCCGTAACCCGTTTTGTGCTGAGATAGTTTAGCTGGGTATAGGCGGACAGCATTGTGGCGACAATATCCACTCCAGCGTCTGAAGTCCCCTCGACTTTTTGCACGCCGGTATTAGTGGCGAAGTACAGGACTTTATCCAAGCGCCCGAAGTTATTTGCAGACCAGCCGGAAAAGCTGCACCACCCACCTCCGCTTGTGTGGAGGCAATATTGTACACGGAGTGGGGAGGACGGGACATTGAGAATAAGCAGGGGGATTGAGGGCTGAAGAATGACCTGCCACCCATCGGTGGAACCGAAGTTGTCAGCGAGAAGGGAAAGAATGGGCTGGATTTTGTCGCTGATGGCTTGATTGTATTCAATGGCGACAGATTGCAGGGCCTTGGAAATGGGGAAAATTCCGACTTCGGAAATGTAGATTAGGTCGCCCCCGGCCTTGGTTAGAGGTTGGTTGCCGAGGGGTTTGCCGATGTAGTAAACGCCCTCGTTTGTCCAGGTGGAAGCGGAAGAAGGATCGGACCCAGAAAAAATTGCCACTTCCCCTTGCGAAGTAACGGCGACAAGTTTATCGTTCGCCCCAACACCGCCGTCAATTGTCCAAGTTCCCAAAGCGACAAGCCTACCCCCTCGGCGGAAAATTGCACCAAGGTCGTATGTTACAGGAGTGCCGGAAATTGAGTTAATCGGCAGGTATTCCAGCGTTAGGGTGTTTTTTCTGATAAGGAAAATCCGCTGCTGGTAGGTTTCGATGTAAGAGTAAACGGAGGTTGCGGTTGCCCCGAAAAGAGCAACGGAAGACCAAGCGGCCCCGTCGTATTGTTTCAGCGTATCCGTGCCGTTAACCACCATCATGTAGTTATTAGCACCCGTGGAAATACTGGTGGCGATAGTTTGCCCATTGGTCAGGGCAATGGAGAGAGCGGGGAGGGCTCCCGCAGCAGTGACGTTGTAAATTCCAGTATTTGAAGTCGCCCAAAGACTTTCCACCCCAGAATTGCTGGAATAGGTCCAAAGCCTGAGCAATGGCGAAGCGGCCCCCGTCACATGATTTGAATTCCCCGGCCTCATTTCCAAGGCATCAGGATACGGAATCCAATTTTCCAGCACCAACGCCTCATCTGGCGCCATTGCCATGAGATTGGCCTTGGCATTAAGCCCCTTGGTCGGGGCTACTAGGATTTTGTTCCGGTTCGTCGGCATTGGGAAAAAGCTCTAGTTGTTTAGACAGGCCAGCTTCCAGCCGGGACAACGATTCCTGGCGAGAAGCCTCGCTGAGGAGCATCCATGCTGAGCTTTGGGGAACCCTCGTTAAGGAGGTTTTTCCCAATAGAGTCAAGATATAGGGCATGATCGTCACTCCAATCCTCGCCCTTCTTCTTAGCCCAATTCCAGGTCAGGCCGCGAAGAACGGTGATGTCGGGAAAAACAAAAGAATCGTCATCGGCGGTAAAGGCTTGCTTCAGAACGCCGCCGGAGGAAATGACTTTAAGATTAGAATACATCTGCACGGACATTGTGTGCCCGGCGACCATGTTCGGTGACATGAGCAAGCGATTTTGCTTGATGATATATTGATAAATCGGGCCAGGATTGACCGCTGCTTTGTAGTAAGCCCAGACTTCTTCGGTGACAGGGCCAAAAACTGGCCGGCGCTCGGTGTTGTCCCAGAAGGTGTTTGGGATAAGGCGGAGATAATCCATATCCACGCCGAAGATGTCTTTCAGGGCGCCTTGATCCTCGCCAGAAACGGAGGTCCATGTTACATAGCGGTTTTGCTGCTGCCAATTGTACTGGCTGAGGTCCATAATGACCTTTTGCAACAACGCCCGCATTTGCACAGCGTGGCCCTCGGTCGCACCAATAAGCCCCCCGGGAACCGGCAGGCCCGTTTCTTGGCAGAATTGCGTAACCAGTTCCAGGGCAGTCATGGACTAAGCCTTCGCAACGGTTTTAGCCGGGGTGTTTTGGGTAAGGGCGAGTTGCTCGCTGAGGCGTTGAACCAGGGTTTCGAGTTCTTGGATTTTCACAGCCTGGGCCGAAACTTGCTCTGCGGTTTTGCCAATGTCCTTTGCAGCCCCGAGCCAGGCGATGGCTTTTTGCTTATAGCTCCCAGCCCCCATCCCAATGCGCGGGAGTTCGGAGTCTGACATCTGGGCCAAATCCTCGACAGAAAGAATCCCGGCAGCAATGATCGCGCTTTGCTGCGCGGCGGAAAGAACCGGCCAGCCCTTAATCGGGGTGCCATCGACAGCGGCATCTGTGCCAGCTTTCCAGCGTTCGTAGCTTTGCTTAAAATGTTCCGGCCAAGCGGCAGGCATACGGCCTTCTCTCGCGGCACGGAAACAGTCGGCAATGTAAGCATTCGCTTCTTTTACCAGGGTGTCTTTTTGCCCGGGGCGGGTGACATTTGCATAGTCCACACGTTTTCCGACAAAATGCCCGGATTCCAGGGTCTTTGCCCGGTCTTCTACTTCGCCCTCCGTCCATGTAACATACGGCGGGCGCATTTCCATTTCAAGGCTCATGTGTCTCTCCAAAAAGGTGGGGGAGGGTTTTTGCCCGGGGGCTAGGGAGACAAGCTATCCCCCGGCCCTCCCCCGAAAAAAGGGACCGAAGTCCCCGGGGGATCAGCTCACCGCAGGCATGATAAACGGGCGGTCGATATGGACGATGCCATATCCCGTCATCGTGAACGTCGCCGTCGCAGTTCCCGAAGCCACCGTGCTATTGTTGATGGTGAAGAACTGGCCCGACGGATCAATGGCGGAGATTTCCGTGCTCGTCGGAATCGGCGTGTTGCCGGCGGTGGAAACCGTTTGGCCCACGAAGATGCCCGCGGTGTTACCAACCCGAACTTGCGACGAGGCGTTTTTCACGGTGACACTACGCGTGAACGTAGTGGCCGCCGCGATCAGGCACCAGGCATTTCCGATCTGCTTTTGGCCGGTCGGATTGGTCGGGGTTGCGGAACCAGCCGTGGCGGAAATGTAAACCGCACCGGCGGTCGCCGTGACGGCGTACAGAACCGGGCAAATTCCCGAGCGCATAACCCAGCCACCTTGAGGGATGGTCGAACCCACGCCAAAGTTCGTCAGGGTGACATAAACCGGGCGACCGGTCAAGCCCGTGTTCGGCACGGCGCTGATGTTGAAATCCTTGTCCAGGTGAACAAGGGTTCCATTCGGAATCGCCGTGCTGGCGTTCCGGACCCAGAGAATTTCACTCAGGCCCCAGTTTGCGACACCGGCGGTCGTGACCAGACCATCGGAACCAGCCGCTTGAAACATCGCCCCAAGTTGCAGCGCACTGGAAAGGCCGTTGAGAACCGTGCCCGAATTCGCCAGGTCACGGGAAGTGCTGAAATCCAGCAGTTGGCCCGTCAAAGGGCCGGAAACAGCAGCGAGACGCATGATTTTGTTCCTTTGGGAAAGTTGGGATTAAGCCTTGATAACGGCTTGCAGCGAACGGTTCTTGACCACCATGTTACCCATCCAAAGAATGGGAACCACCACGGCGTCTTGATTGTACGGCTTGGCTTCGTCCATCACGGTCATCTGGGCGTCCTGGTGAACAACCAGTTCCAGATAATTCGTGTTGAGCATATACATGTGCGCCGCAGGCATGCCGGAAACGCCGTCGAAGATCACGGGGATGTTGTGATATTGCAGCGCCGAGAAGCCAGCGTTGGCAAGACTTTCATCCATGTAACGCTTGATGGTGACTTGGCCGTTCTCGAAGAAGGTGTAGTAGTCATTCGAGGAAACAATCAGGTCCGGCTTGTCATTGCCACGGGTCACTTCCAGCAGAGCGGGGAGAAGCAGCGATTCCATCACACCGGCGTTTGCGGACGGGGTAATTGCCGCGCCACCTTGAAGCGGGGCGGCGGCGCTTTGCACCACGTTTTGCCAGAAAGGCCAGGCCGACGAGTCGATGCCGCCAACAGTGCCGGTGCCAGCGTCCGCAACAAGGGATTGCAAACCGCCAATTTGGTTCGGCAGCGAACCGTCGCCGTACAGGTCGGCGGAAAAGTTGTTGGCAAAGGTGTGGATCGCGTTTTTGATGCGAGCTTTGGCAAGATTGGCGATTCGCTGCGGGCCGGAGTTGACGCGAAGCTCGTAACCGGACGAAACCACGTTGATGGCGATTTGGCGCCACGGGAACTCGGCGGCGGTGAAGACGTCGCTTTGGGCCACGTTCAAAACGTCAAAGCCGGAATAACGCTGGTAGGTGCCGTTCGCGGCGTATTCCAGATTCGCGACAATGGAGAAGCCACCGGATTCGGTCCGGGGCTTACCCTTTTGGGCCATTTTGCGGTAAAGGGCATTGTGCTTCGACACGTTGTCGAAGATTTCGCCCGGGTGGTTACGGAACGTCGTGGTGACGATTTCCGTAAAGACTGCATTCGGAGAAGCCATGATGAAAGTCCTTTAATGGGTGGAATAGTGTTTCGCAATGACCGCATCGACAGAATCGTCGATGGTGGCAGGCTTGCGGTTGATTCTAGCGGCGCCAGACGCTTCGATGTTTGTCATCTGGGGTTTGGCCTTCTGGGGTTTCGCATCGGATTTTGCTTGCTGTTCGGCAAGCATCTTGGCCCGAGTCGCGGGATTAGCCCAAACGGCGGTTTCATAGGCAGATTTTACGTCCACGGCTGCCCCCGTGGAAATAAGGCGCAGGATGTCGTCCTGAACCTCGGGGAAAAGAGGATTGGCGGAGGCAAAGGCTTTTATCTCGGCCTCATAACGCGCAACTTCGGCTGCATGAGCCGCGGCCTGATTGCCGCGAATAATTCTGCGCGTTTCAGCAAGCTCGGCTTGCATTTCCCTGTATCCCGGGGGAAGACTTTGTGCCGCCGGGGCCGAACCATCGGGAGCGATACCATAGGCTTCTAGGAGTTGACGGCCAAAAGCGGCTTTTTCCTCGGGAGGCAGGGTTAGCAATTTCACATGCGAGTGCATGAGATTCTGAAAAAGCTGCACCGGCTGAACATCGGGGTGCTGAGAGAAAATTTCCCTGAAAGGCGTCGTGATGGCTTCGTAGCTCTGGGAATTTGCCGCGTACTGCTTGATTCCCTGGTAGACATCTTCCTCACGCTTGAGGACATGCGCCCGGACGGAAGCGGGGAGCGTTTTCCACTCCGCCTCCATTTCTTTCTTCCAGCTTTTTGGCAAAGGCTCGACAACCGGGGCATTATCCCTAGAGGCACTCGCTTCGCTCGGGGTTGAATTTGGGGGTGAGGATTCTCCGCTTGCTGACTCAGGCGCGGTTTCCGCATCGGACGGCGCTAGGTCGCTGGCGGGAGATTCGGGAGGGTCGCTCCGGCCCTCACCCCCAAAAAGGTCATTGCCGATTTCCGCGGCAACAGCATTCACGTCGAAGTCCTTATACTCGTCAATTTGGTCAGGCATTGTCAGTCTCCAATTTGCCACACACGTTCATTTCAGTAACAATTGCGTCCACGGCTTTCGCTATGGGCTCGAAGGCGCGCTCTTGTTCGCGGATTTTATTCTGCGCAATGTCCTTATCAAGGCCAGGTTCCCAAGCAATTGCCTTTGAGCGGCGCAGGTCTTCTTTGTACTCGGCACGGGAATTGATAAGTTTGCCATTGGGGCTTACAAAGGGTGCGATGTCTGGGGCGATCATCGGGAGAGAGATTACCCGAGCCGTTTCGCTCTTGCAAGCGGAGCACAGGGGCAAATTCTCATCCCTTTTGTCGATGGTGCGATAAATGATGTCCGTTTTCTGGCAAGCTTTGCACTTGATTTCATACGTTGGCATTTGCTTGCCCCTGTTTTTGCTGCGCGAGTTTCGCACGCTGCGCTTCGAGTTTCAAGTTGGAGGCTTGCATATCGTTTTGGATTTTCTCCATTTCCGCACGGATGCGCAAACGCTCAAGGTTTATGCGTTCTTGTTCCAAAGCCATTTCAGCCTGGGCCTTTTGGATTTCAAAGGCGGCCTTTTGCTGCTCGGTTTGGAGTTTGATTTGTGCAAGCTGTTGGTTAACGGCGGCCTCGGCTTTCATGGCTTCGGCTTTCATCATAACCGCCGGGTCCTGCCCCTGGGGTGCGGGCGGCTGGATGGCTTTCAGGGACTCGATGATATTTTGCCCAAACTTGAACCGCTGAACGATTGCCAGCATGACCTGTTTTGAAGCCTCGACACCGGACGGGCCAAGGGCTTGCAAGGGCTGAAGCCCGGCCATGAGTTGCCCGAAACCATTCATGAATTCATTAACCTCGGCCTTATCCGCGGCCGTGTCAAGGTCGATGGTGCTGGAAGTTTGGACGTTGACGGTGTAAAGGCGATTTTGGTCGTCCTTGATTTTTCCTACGATTTCGTCAATGCTGGGCTTGGCGAGCATTTGCTGGACGGAAGCTGCCTGCTCGGGGGGAATTTGAACCCCAAGCGGAGCCATTTGTTGCCAATAAGCAAGCTGCTGCCTGCCCGCTACTTTTTCCGCTTCGGTAGGAAGGTCGATTTGGGTTATGGTTTTCCACTGGTCCGGGGGAATGACGGTTGTGGCAGCATCGACTGAGAGGCGATAAAGGTCTCGAACGTAATTTGCAGTGGAGTTCTGCATGAGCCGGAGGCGGATGGTGCCCCATTTGTTTTTGAGGTCTGAGGCCGTTGCAGTTTCAGAAGCAACATTTGAGCCTCGGATAATGTCTGATATACCTGTGAGTTCATAGATCACCTGCTTGATGCTTTGCCGGGCTTGGTAAAGTTGGGTTGCAACGGCAATGAGTTTTTCTAGGGGCAGCAGCCAAATGGCTTTGTCAAAACCGCCCATTTGAGCGAGAAAGCCGGATTCTGCGGCAGCGATGAGGGAGTTCTCGTTATCATCGCTGGAAAGAATCTCTTTCATCGTTTCGCCAAGCAGGCCGTGATAAGCGCCTCGGACCTTAATTGCCGAAAGCACGCGATTCAGGCGAACAGTGACGCGGTTCAGTTCCTCGGCCTGATTGCGATAGTATTGGTACAGCGGAACCGGGGAGATTTCCCCAGGCTTGGCCGTGAACATGAGAAGGCCGGGGGTTGGGTAGAAGCTTTTCAACTGAAGAACGTCTTCTTCCTCTTTCAGCAGCTTCGGCGTCCAGTCGGGGCAGATGAAGTAGATTTTCCGGGTCTTCTTGCACCAGACTTCATAGACAATTGTGCCATAGGATTTTTCCCCAGAAGTGCTGTCCTCCGGCGGGCAGTATTGGCCGTAATCCTCCTCGGCAATTTTAAACTGCGCGAAAAGCTCGTCCTTAGAAAGCTCGTGGCGGAAAGCCAGCCAGGGGATTTTTGCCCACTTGCGCGCTTTGCCCCAGATTAGAGACTTGTAGTGCCCGGCTTCGATGGCGAGGGGAAAGGTCCGGCCCTCGTAATAACGAATGCGGGAATACCCCATCGCACAGGTTAGGGCCGAAAGGACGGTTTCATTCATCGCATCGTCAAGGCTCTCCGTGCCGGGGTCGGCGGGGTCGGAAACGATGGTGAGGAAACGGTCCAGAACCGTGGGCAGGGGATTTGTGTCAATAGCCGGGAAACGGCTGCGGACATCGGGCTTCGGGGTGGCAGAATACAGGCTGGGGCGCAGGACTTCGGTGTTTGAGTACAGAATATTGTACGGATCACGATTTGGGTCGTTGGCCTGCTGCCCGTTGTCGTTTTTCCCCAGCGAGTAAAGCTTCTCGCTGTCTTCGGCATTCTTCCACCAGCCTTCTTTGAACTCTTTTTCCCTGGTCTGGATTTTCTTCAGCCATTTTTGCAATTCCAGGAGGCTCAGGCTGGGGGACGAGTACTCCGCTTCGCCGGGTTCTTCGATGTCCATTTCTTCGTTGCTCATAGTGGTCTGCTTTCACGGAGGCGGGCTTTCCCCGCGTTTTTGATAAGTTGGTTGATGGTGGGGTAGGCTTGGGCTTTGTTCCAGTCGATTGGCCCGATAGGTTTTTTTAGGTCTTTGATCTGGGGCCGGGACATGACAAAGTAACGAGTTTCGTCGGCGGCATGATCTTCGGCATCCGTGTCGATGTCCTCGGAGTTTTTCTCGTGATGCTGGAGATAGGGCAGGGTGCGGATGGTCGCTTCGCAGGATTCGTGGAAAAGGAGCAAGGGTTCCTCAGAGCCAAGGCGACGGCGCATTTGTTCCCAGCCGGGTTGCCGGGCATTATCCCCCCGAAACCACGCGCAGCCTTCAATAATCATCATTTCTGCAATGCTCGGGCCACCGTTGTTAGAGAAAACAGAAGGATCGGCCACGCCGTAGAGGATTTTTTGGCCTTTCTCGCGGTTTAGCACGCCTTGGGCAACATTCGCAGCGTCCATTTTCAGGCCGACGTTAGGCTTCCCGTTCCAGCCGTACCATTCTTGATATTTGATAATTGCGTCCCGGGGATAGAGCCAGGAACCATCGCTGATGGTGTACCAGCCGATGGAAAATGGTTTTGCAGAACCCCAATCCATTGAACGCATCCGGGGCCAGTGCTCGGGGAATTTGAGAATGCCCTTAATAACATGCTTTTGCTCGTCGAATTCGGAGAAAAACGTGCCATCGACCCCGGACCAGTCGCCTTCGAGCCAGGCTTTGACAAGAGCCGCAGAGCCGGTTTGGCGAAGCCGCATGACATAGGTCGGGTCGTTTTTCAGCAGGACAAGATTGTCCTTCAGCTTCGCCGGGATGAAAACCCGGTCAATTTCTGCCTTGACGAAGGTTCCGCTTTCAATTTCGACATCCTCGACCTCGGTGATTACGTGGTAGCCTTTTGGATCGGGGTCAATGTAACGGGCTTTCACCCAATGATGCCCCGGGCCGCCAGGGTTTCCAGTGAGGCGCATGCCGCAGGGAACACCCGCGCTGGAACGCAGGGTGCCTTTGAGTTTCATAATGGGGTCGGGAAACGGGAAGTTTGTGGCTTCTTCCACGTAGACTCGGGTGTAATTGTGGCCTTGGTATTCTTCCGCATCAGAGTCGCGCTCAAGGTAGGCGAATTTTAGCCGCGCACCGTTTGGCATGACAAGTTCTTTTTTCTGCTCCAGCCACTTCGCCCCGATTTTATTGCCTAGCATTCGGGCACGGGCGATGGCTTCGGAAAGCTGGGTGAGCTTGCGCCGGACGAAAAGGCCGATTGCGTGCTCGCCATATTGGCCGGAATGCCCGAACCAATCGCCGATGGAAGAATCGGTTTTTCCCCCGCCCCGGGCTCCGCCATAGAAAACCTCAAACACCGGGCAACGGATAAGATCGGTCTGCGGCCCGGGCTGGGGTTCCCAAATGACGATTTGTTCGCTCATGGCGCGACAAAGAATCCGGCGGTGATCCGCCAAATAACGCCGGTGGTGGCGGGGCCGACAATCGTAGTGGCGGTGTTTTGCGCAACGGAAATAATCGGGTAGGAAAAGTCTTCCTGATAGACAAAAACGGTGCCCAACGCAGCGGCGTCCGCTGGCATGGAAAAGACAAGCGTACCGGGTAGGTTGGTAGTTGTTACAAGAACAGGGGTTGCGGCGGCTGTTAAAACGGCTGCGGCAAAACGAGTAATGCGGATATAAGTGATGTAATGCCGAAGACCAACGCCGGGAGCTG